GTTGTGGCTGAGCCAGATCTTGAAGTTTCATTTTCGAATCCTTTTTGCTGTAGGTATTTAGCCCAATTTACACATTTGTTTAATTGAGATTCTATCTCTTTTTTGTGTATAATTTTGCTTTCTAGTTTAGTTTCGATGTTTTCACGCTGTAAAACATCTTTGCTGCGGCTTGCAACCCCAGCTCTAACAAAAATATCATTGCTTATGTTTGCTAGCATGTTATCCAAGGACAATAAATCCCGGGCTAAGTTATATCGACCGTATTTGTCAGCTACACACCAACTCAATGCTGTGCGAGTGCTGTTAAAAAATCCCTGACAGTCATCATTGATATACACGCGATACCCAGGGCTCTGAGCTACAATTGTATATTTCCCAAACGCTTCGTATTCCCCGTCTTCATTTTGCCAGATTAAAACAGGCATAATGTTTTTGAATTCTTCGCGGGCAAGGCGCTCAATGTCTCGGTCTTTGATCATTTTAATACGTAGTGTTGTAGCATCCAACCCACTGTGCCTATTAGAGCAACAATAATGCCAATGCCCCAGTTGATCAACCTGTCGTTGTTTTTAGTAGACATTGTCTGAACTGTGTCTTTGACTGCGGTGACTGAATCAACTACTGTAGTCAATTTGCCTTCTACAGATTCTAGCTTTGTTTCTAGAAACTTGTAACGTTCGGCACACAATTCAACGTGTGCTTCTAAACTTTTCTTTTCGATGTCTGTTGTGTCTACCATGATTAATTATTTACCGAAATTATTTCAAACCAAATGTTCTGCTGACTACCATCTGTTGTTAACATTGTTGTGAGAGTATACTCTTCACCGAGTCCAGCAATCATAGGAACGCCTTCGCAGTCTTGTTTTAAAATTCCAAATACATCTTGATCAACTTGATATATTCCATCAAACTCAACCACAAACTCAAACGACCAATATCCTTTGTCTTTAACAGGAGTTGTGACATCAAATATTTGTGTCCTAAGTTGAAGGATTTGAGAAATAGTTTCTAAGTTTCGTTGTTTGTTTCTCGATGTTGTCCATGTGTCTATATCAGTGATCTTGTTTCCGACTCGATCAGCAAACGGTATCTGAGAGGGTTTGAAATGCCCAGTGATTCCAGTTTGTGTTATATCGAAAATTGTGCGACAACGTATATGCATAAGACACGATATTTAACGCCAATAAAAAACCCCGGATAATTCCGGGGTTCTTGAACCAAACTTAATTGATTAGGTCGATAGCTTGAAGCCAGCGTTTGTGCATGAGCTGAACTGGTTAGTACCAGCAACACCTGCAACGTTAGCAGCAGCCAACGCAACTGTGGTGTTAGCAAATGCGCCGATTGGGTAAACAGCAACGCTCAAAGCGGTACCGTCAACTTGGTACATAGCAACAGTAGTTGTTTGTTGGATAGCTTGCAATGCGTTAGCAACGAAGCCGTTTACGCCTTGTTGAGCAGCCATTGTGTTAGCAGCAACGAAGCGGAAGAACTCAAGTTTTGGACCTTGAGGTTGAACTGGTGAACCAGCTGTAGATGTGCTTGGTGCGATTGGACCGTTTTGTGTGTCTAACGCAAATACCGGTTGTGCATCACCATTAACTCTTGTAAAATATGCCATTTTAAAATCTCCTAATAAGTGGCCTCATTGGGCCTACTTTTATTTAGCCTTTTGGCAAAAAATCAGCTCTTAGCGGCTGCTTTACGAGTTGGGTCTGCAAATCCCCCGGCTGTTCTACTGACGATTTTAGCACGGCCTGCAGGGGTAGAAAATACCCAACCTTCTTGCCCTGGTTGCTGTAAATCTAGCTGTCGCTGCATATCAATTTTGAGATTATGTAATGCGTTCCAAATAGCAAATGCAACACTCATGCCCAACACATTAGAACGTGGGCTTTGTAAGTATTCAACTATGTTGTTGTATTTGCGTGGAGTTACCGCAGTTTGTAGCCATTGCCCAAATGCTTGTGGGGTCGCATTTGAATAATCTGTGCCTTTGAGGCTGTTGACAAACTTTTCCATCAACGCAGGCAAGTCTGTGATTTGTGCAGAACGTAGCTCATTGGGGTTTAGTAAACCTTGTAAGGCTTGTGCATTTTCTCCAGTTAGATAACTAGATAACTCAGACATAGCCCCACGATTTAATTTCAAGTTTTGCAGGTTCTTAACTGTGGCCGCAGTGACCATTAAGCCTTGAACTTTTTTCAGTTGTGACTCTGGGTCGCTTACAAACTGTTCTGGTGCATGCGGATCTTCCATGTAGGTGTGAATAGCAATACCCACAGCGGTCCCAGCAATTTGTTCGCCCATTGGGCTGTTGATAGGAATACGATATTGAATACCACCGAACTTGTTGGGTTGAAATACAAAGTTACCTGCGTCTTCTACATAAGGGCGACTTGGATAATACAGCAAGTCTCCTTTAAAGTAACCTCGAAATCCTTTAGGCACAGCCGCTTCAAAGTAAGGCCATATTTCACGATATATTTGCGTTAGCTCAGTGCGGTCGCCTGCTTTGCCTTTGGCAGCAGCACTGGCATCTCGATGTGCCATTACCTTGGCCATCATGTCTGGACTTGTAGCAAGTCCATCATACCCTACAGCAGTAGCACCAGCTTTATCTGTTAGCACAAACTCGCCAGTTGGCTTACGACCAAAGATAACAGCAGGTGATCCATCCCACTTGATAGTTGCATACTGTTGTGTTTGTGCAGCAGTATCTTTGATAATCTTAACTGCTTGTTTTGCTCCGTTTAATCCGGCTTGGAATACCAAATCTTCAATGTAAGGAATACGCGGATTCTTTGCTTCAGCAACGTATTGTTTCTCTTCAGATTCAATCAGTGCATACATGCCTTGATTAACAATACGATCACGAAGTCGACCCAAGAACCCAACTTCGTTTTCTTTTAATGTAGGTTCAGCTAAACCTTCGCGCTTTAAGTATTCACGGAAGTCTGCTAGTTTAGCATCCTTTTGTTGATCGTTAGCTAGTGCAGCGTAAATGCTTTCAACGTTCTTTAAGTTTTCTTTTGTAGCAGTAGGTCCCAACAATGCTTGTGCAACATAGTCTGGGTCCATGCCACCCGGAACAAGTTGATTACTTGTGCGACTAAACATGCCATTTGCGCCAACTTTGAGTCCCAGGGCCTTGGCAATAGAGCTCATTAGAATGTTACGGTTTGCACCTTTGTATTGCGAATCTTCGCCGCCGGCGTAAAAGAATGTGCCCCAATCTAAGTTAGGGAAAAACATAAAGTCTGTTTGCACAAATCCGTTGTTTGGATTACCTGCAATAGGAGTTTTAAGATGGACTTCGCCGCCTTTTCTAACCCATTCACGCGGATCTTGCCCGTTACTTGTAACAAACTCCGAAAGGTGAGCTGCCAATGCATCTTTGCTTACTTCTGAAATATCAACAGCAAGATCTAAATCTCCTGATGTAGGTTTGCGACCTGTGCTTCCTAGCCAACGTTCTTTGGGAAATTCAATGCCTGTTACTTTTTCAATCCACGCAACAGTTGCAGGAACATCTGCTTGACTAATACGCCCTGTCAAGGGTTGACCTTGGGCGTCCTTGAATACATTGCCGCCTTCTAATAATTTCATCATTGCCCCTTTAATGCGTTTGCTACCAACTGATCAAATTTTTGCATATCAGCAGTGGTCGGTAGTCCTGTTTTTGGTGTTGCTGGTGTCACTGTCTGAGGGGCTGCAGGTCCTGCTGTGGTAGTTTGTTGTGGTTGATTCATTGCTGCTTGTGCTTTTTGCAAATCAGTTGCCACTTGTACCATTCTTGCTGTTTCATCTGCAATTAATGCAGTTAGCATTTTTCTCATTTCAACTGGATCATTGCGATGCTTTGCTATCCATTCTAGGTGGAACTGAGCTTGATTTTTTGCCACAGGATCTAGCTGCGAAAATTTATTATTAAACAGCGAAGCATTGGCCCAGTTCAATAGTGCAGCATTGTATTGTTGATCGTTTAATGGTGCCCCAGTTTTTATCTGTAGGTTGGCAACATATTTGTTCCACTCTTCTAATTTCTTATCGGCGATTTGCTGTATGTTTTCATCTCTTGCTATTGCTAGCTTGCGTTGTGCCAAGGGCAAATTTGCATATCTCGGATCTTTGGTAAATCTAGCAAATAAATCTTGTATCAAATCTCCACCGAGTTGCCCCCAAGCAGCAGAAACTTGTGGATTATTTAGACCGAAAAAACTTGATAAACTTTCGTTGACTTTCTTAGGCTTTTGATGTAGCTCATGAATTAGCATCTGTGCGTCTCACTGTTCTTGTAAATTTACCAGGGTCCTTTAACTTAATTGCATTCAGCAATTTACGATGCAAATTTTCAGCCTGCTCGGGCGTATATGTAGCATCAATTTCCTCTAGTAAACGTATTGCACTTGCAATAACGTTAGCGGCACGATTTTCAATAATGTGGCGCTTATCGCGCTCAACATACATTGCGTCAAGCTCTTCTAATAAACTCCGAGTTTTCTTTTGCATAATCGTCTAGGGCCTTTTTATTATTTATTGTTTTAAAGATTTTGTATATCCCTGTTTCTCAGAGGTATCTACGATAAAATTCAGCTACTTCGGGGAAAACTTTTTTCCAATCTTGCCCTTGTATGCTATCAAATTTTTCAGTTTCCTGTATAAATTTCTTGATGCTTTCTGGGTTTTCTTTCCAGGATTTATTAATAATTGTTGCCATTGGTTTTCCTGCCAGCGCATCAACGTATTCTTGTGTGATGTTAGTTGGATAGAGATAGGGATGCCCAGCCAGTTGCGTATTATGATCTACCGGGTCTCCTTCTCGGTTGGTTGAAAAATTGTTTTTGACCCAATCCCCAACTTCGCCAAAGTGATGCAAATTTAAACAACTTGTGCATTCTTGCACAAAAAACATAACGTTGCTGGGTAATGTTTCTCGTAGCTTCATAATGTTATCAACGGTTTGATTCCAGTTCGCTGGCCAACGTAGATATTCAAATTTATCCCCAATGCCGTCGATGCTGATCATCAGCTTGACCAATTTAAATTTTTCAATAACTTCAAACCACTTTGTATCTATTGGTTGAGTTCCATTGGTTTGAAATCCCAACTCAAGTTTATTTTTAGCGTCTGGCACATGTTGAGATAACCATTCTGCAGTCTTCCAATAGTTATTGCCCAGTAAAGTTTCGCCGCCGCAGAACTGTATCATTCCGATATTTTCTAAATTCAATCCTGACAGAGCTTTCTTTATACGATCGGCACTGTTTAACGTTGGTGTTGGGTAACTTATAGGAAGATTGTTAATCTTCATATGTTTTTCCCAAAAAGTGCTTGAGTGCGGTCCGCAAGTGCGACAGGCTAAATTGCAACTTCTGTCAAACAGCAAATCGATACGCTGGGGACCACTTAAATTTTTATTTGTCCCAAATTTTTCAATCATGGCCATTCTAAAACTTTTACTACCTGTTTTTTCCAACGTTTGGCATTGCTGGCATCCCGGCAACCATTGATTATTATTGTTGTCGTCTCGAATGTCTAATAAATTTTTATCGTGCCAATCTATTGTATCGTTTACAGATGAAATATGTGGGGTTCTGCTCAGGCAACATTGATTGTATGTTATGATATTATCTTCGTTGGATGGGTATTTTTTATTAGAGGCTTTGAGATCTATGTTTAGGCCTCCGTGTATCATCGGACAAAAAATATTACTCATATTAATTTGTTTTAATTTGACCTAATAATTGCTTGAGCTTTGCACTTTGCACATCTGCACCAACTTTGGCCGACTCTTGCGGACCTTTTTCCCAGGCCGGTGTTCCTGTTGCTCTTTCAAATTTAGGAGGGCCATCGCTCGACGATACATTAGACTTGGCTTTGATCTGATCCATAAATGAGCTCGTCGGCTTTTTGCTGAAGCCTTCGTCTTCCCCACCTGCGTCTGTGATACGCATGGTCTCCATGTTGTATTCTAAATCAATCTTTTGTCCAACACCTGTTGAACTACGACTCTTCATACACTGGATCTGATACTTGCCGCGTTCTTTCATAGCACGACTTGTAAAAATACCAAACACGTTATCTGCTGTGTTAATCTTAGAGATACCACCTGAAATGTGTGAGTGGTCAAATTCAACTTCTTCAACAGCTGAACGATTCAACTGAGAAGCTGTGACCATTAAGATTCCTAGCTCTTTAGATAAGTTACGCAGTTCTTCACTCACATACTTGTCTTTAACAAACAAGTCGTTGGGGCTAACTTTGGCACTTACTGGCATTAACAAGTCCAGGTAGTCGACCATCATAAAGTCGACTTTCTTGCCTGTTTTAATTTGATATTCTTTTAAGAAAGCACGAATGTCATTGATGTTGCTCTGTGCTGGCAATGCTTTGACTTGATAGCTACCTGCTTTTTTAGCAACCATCTTTACTTTAAGTGCCGCAGTTTCTTTGTCTCTGCGAATGTCTTTGGTGCTCATGTTGGTTAACATTGCCGCTGTTCGCAAACCCGTTAATTCTTCTGAAAGTTCTAGCGAAATGTAAACACCGTGTAACCCTTGTTGCACCCAGTTCAACGCAATGTTCATCATGACCAAGGACTTACCTGAACCAGAACCACCTGCAAAAATGTTCAGTTCTCCGCGACTGAATCCGCCATACAACAATCTGTCTAGTTGTGGCCATCCTGTGCTTACTTGCCCGCCAGCATCAAAGTATTTTGTAAACATTCCCTCTGGATCGTCCCAGAAGTCCATGCCCAGGTCCTTGGTTAAACTGATCTGTACCGCATCCTTGATTAGTTTTTCCACAGGCTCAAACTCGCCCTTCTCCAACAAGTCTGCGGCTTTGAGAATAGCACGTTCAAGTTCTTGCTTCTTTGTAAAGCCTTCAAACTCTGTCATGAACCAATCATAGTGCCCTTCGTTTAGTTCGGGCACTGGCGATAACTTAACCCCAGTTGATGCTGCAATCTGAGTGCGATCGGGTAATGTGTTAAACTTGTCTGAATGTTCTTTAATAAATTCAGCCACTGGCCGCAGACTTTTGTCAAAGTTTTGCGAATTATAGATATTTTGAATCCGCACGTAACTAGATGCGTCTTCTAGCATCATTTCTAAAAATAGCTTTTGAACTTCAACGTTGTATTCTTTTAACAAGATTCTTCTTCCTTAACTCAATTTTAATTTTGCTTGTTTCTCTGGCTTGCATTATAGTTAGCAAAGTCGTTAGCTTGCCTAGCTTAACAACAGCATCGTTTACATCCTTGATACCTTCGGGCCAGTCTGGGATACTTACACTCCACCCTAGTTCCACTGCACGATCAATTAGTTCCAACCCAGCTCGGTCCTGATCCGGAACGACAATAATTTCTTTACCCAAGTTACGTATGAGCCTGGCTTGTGCATCACTAACTGTATTATGCATAACAGCTATGCCATCAATAGATAGTGCATCAAATATACCTTCAACCACAATGGCGTATTGCCAATCTTTGTGTTGTAACTCTGTGCCAAATGCGTAGCCAGGTTGTGTGTGGTTAATATACTTAGGCGACTTGTCATCTAAAAACCTAGCACACCAACCTACTATCTTTCCATCGTATGTAAACGGAATAGTAACATGCGGCCTTACCCAATGAATACCATCTGTGCGAATTGTAGTCATTGCCGGAAAGTCTTCGGGCACTTTTCTATCACGTAGGTACTTCCAATAAAATGGATGCTCTTGTGTTACCAGTTCACTTGCTGGCGGGAAATCATCAAACTCATCAAACTCTATGTTACTCAATGCATTGGCAACTTTGGCTCGATCATCCAATATACCATGTATGCTACGATGTCTTAGACTTTCTAAGTTTAACGCATTGATTTCGGATTCTGGAACATTGAGCAATCCTAAAAAACTTTTGGCCTTGAATCCCAATGGCTTACCCAACACAAAGCTAGCTGTCTTGTTACAGTTAAAGCAATGGTAACTCCAGCCTTGCTCGGTTGCCTTTAGGCCTCCACGGCCTCGTTTATCGCCGCAACACGGAGCGTTAAAACTAATCCAGCCCGAAGGCGTTTGTTTACGCTTACCGGGCAAGTAGTTAAGGATATCTAGCATCTTGCTAGTTTAACATGATTCAACGTATGAAATCAAGCGATCGCGGATAATTGTGTGTCCAATCTCGTTGGGATGACCATCATTGCAAATAAGTTCTCGCTTTTGATTTCCCGGGTGGTCCCTAAAGAACATTGTCCAGCTGAAACCCGGTTCCTTTAACGTAGGAACATTCGGAATCGGACGTTCAGCTGGCATAATATTAAATTGGAATAGGTTAAGATTGTTTCTTGCAGCGATGCCATCAAAGAATAGCACAGCCTGATGATAATTTAGTTTGCTCAATGCCGGGCAATCAGTCAACGTCATTTGATACTTCATCATAGTAGCAAAGTCGTCTGGTACAACTGAACTGCCAAAATTAACCCAAGTGCTATGCACAAACTTATTCCAAGGAGGATCCATTGAATAGTGCTTGTGATTTGGATCGTAATGTGAGATACGGTCAGCGTTGGTTAATCCAATTAATACCAAACATTCATCAAGCGGAACTTTTTCATTATCGAGCCACCATTGGAATGTCCACATTGTGCTGGTTAAGCTGCCGCCGGGGACACCAAAATTTTCAATAGGAACACCATAATGATGCCCTAGCTGTCCTAAGAAGCAATGCCTTAATCTATACGGGAAATTTTGCTCGTCGCTGTAATGCCCGTCTGGGTGCTTAGATGCATACTCTGGATCCATGAGCTCGTCGCCATACATCCAGCTATCGCCAAATCCTACAATTTTTTGAAACTTCATTACCTATATAGTATGTTTTCAATTCGTCCTGTAGAAATTAAGATCTGCGCTTGTGTGTTAGTTGGAGGCACGGGTCTATATCCAGATCCTCCAGTTATAATATTAATGGTAGTTAGTTCACCAGTATCGGGATCAACAGCTGATGTAGCAGTTGCGCCAGCACCATCACCAATAAATTCAATCAATGGCGGAGCAAGGTATCCCATACCTTTGTAAGTAATGTTAGCACCAACGATAACGCCCTCGTCAGATACCAACGGAGTTGCTTGCGCTGGCTGTCCAATTTGTCCATTTAGGCCAGTTGTATAAACTGAGTTATTAAAACACAGTCTCAGTATAGGATGGTACCCAATAACATGATGGTGAACAGTTCCTGTTTTATTTAGATACTGTGTGCTTTCACTGACATTGTACCAGGGGCTTTGATAATTTTCTGCACCTTGAATTTTGATAGTACCTGTATAACCAACCAAGTCCATTTGAATACTTGTAACTGATGAAGTAGGAACAATAAAACTGCTGTAGAATTCTGTGTTAAGAATTGGACTAGATGTGTTAATAACTGCGCCTGGATTACGTGCCCAGTCCGGGTATGTTGCAGGCGAGCCTGATCCAGTGGATCCTGTCATTGACGACAAGCTAGTTGTAGGAATAGTTGCCAATGTGCTAGGAAAGAACTCCGGATATACACTATCCATGATGTCCACATCTGCTCGGGCACCAGCTTGTGCATCTACAAACACAGCTTCTGTTAAATTGCCCGAGTATCTAGTAATACTGTAACTTGCAGGTTGGGCACGAACATTGTCTAACACTCCTGCAGGCAAGGTTACTTTAGCGCGACCATATTGTGCGTTTAAGATAACCATTTCTGTTTCGTTCATTAGTGCTACTCCAGCTTGATCTACCAAGCGGAAGATCATAGTGCTACCACTAATGTTAACAGGTTTCTCATCTTGGTTGATGAACTCAAATAATAGAACGTTGTCAACACCTTTGTTGATTGTTAGTTTTTTTGCATACACAGGGCTGTACCTCATAGTAAAGTAGTCACCGCCGGTGTCAATCATTAATACTTTGGTTTTCTGCTGATATAAATACGCCGTGGTTGAATACATAGGAATCTCCAACAATATTTATGGGCAGTGACATCTTCGAAAAATTGGCTGAAAAATACCCTTTCATAACTTTGTGTGTTTACGCAAACGCTGAGTATGTTGGGATTGTGCAAAACAGGGACGATGCTATTACTACTATCTACGACTTTGGTAGCATACAAAATCTTGACTTAAAACGCCAGTTTTTAGAGTTTGCCAATGTGTGGTGGTGGGAAAGCAATAGGTCTATCCCAATAAACATCTTCTTAAAGGAAGATTGGGATGTATTCCGCCCTTACTTGAGGACTTTTGCCAACAAAGATTTAGAAATCTTACACGGCCCGGTGTGCAGTTTAAACGAGATTGCTCGCAAGAAGTCTAAGAGAAAGTCGATTACGCTTGTTCGACGACTTGATTAAGCAAATTCATATGCAACGACACCAATGCAGCGTATGAAATTGCGTGGGCATGTTTAAAAATATAGCCTTTGCTATCGTCCCCGTCCCATACACTAGCAAATACTTCGGCCCAGGGCTTTCGTTGTAAGTGAGCCTTGCCTGGACGGATAATACTAATAAACGCAGCCATTCTAGGAATAGAGTCCGGCTTCATTTCCTTTAGCAAGTCAGTGTAATTTCCCACGTGAACTAATTGTTTTGCCCACTCTGGGTCTTGCCATAATCGCTGCCAAGGTGGGGTAGCTGCAAGCATCTGCTCATAGTGTTCGGGACTTTGCACTAACTTATAAACGTGCATGTTCAAAAAGTCAATTTTAAAGTATCCACGACTCTCTGCTGCTTGGTAGTCTATTGCTGCACAGTTATTAATTGGGTCGACAGGAATGTCCGTAACATACACACCCGAGTTATGTCGGCGCACTTTACCATCTACAGTCTGTCGTGCAGGAATGTGCTGAATTAGTTTCAACACTTGATCTCTGTCAGCAAAGTCTAAGTCAATATCTGCGCTCATAATTTTTCTTTGTTAGCGGTGCATTTATGTAAGATTCTTCAATGAGATTAACAGTCGGTAGAATCCCGCCGTTGATAATGTCATTTACAATAGCATCACATTTGTTTTTTGAGTTTGCATAAGGTTGCAATTCTAAAAATGCCTGGTGTAGATCTATTATGTCGTCCCATAAATTATAAACGATATTCGACCAACGAACAATCTGTTTGAGTTGTTCAAGGAACAAAGTTGTATTATAAAAAGCGCGGAACGGGAATTCGTATACATCCACCGTGTCTGGATATACCATCTTAGCTTGCCCAACTATGAACCCATGCGCTGCTGGATTCAGAAATCCATGTTCAAAAAATTCTCGCAATATTTCCCTTGGACAATCTGGATAAGTTTCGTTAAGTTCAAATAATTTTAAATTATGAATGTTGGTACATTCAGTTTTTATATGCTCTGGTAAATTTTTAAATTCATCAAATGTAGCGATATCTGGCCAACTTGGATCTTTAACAGCATTGTAACTATCCTTTACTTGGTTTGTAAAAAACGAATCTATTATTGTATCAAGCACCCACCTATAGTGAATGTTGTTAAGTTTATTATAGGTGTTAACTTCGAGTTTATCGTTATCGTATCCGTAATCCCCTGCTCGCAACAAACTAATTTGATTCAATGGAAGCAAATCGTCTATGCTAATTTTTATTGCAATCACCTTGTTACTGATTAATTTTTTTGGTAGGAACGAATAGTGCCCAGCATAAAAAATTTTATCAGTGAGATAATTTTTATTATGGGACGCTCCAAGTTTATTAAACGGGGTGCCATTGGTCTTCACCCCAGCGACTATGTTGCAAGCAAACTCTAAAAAATTTCCATGGGCACCACCTTGGAAATCGATACAAATCTTCATGCGTTATCTACTAATGCTGCTACGATTTGAACTTGTTCTTCAGCTCGTTTCAATGCCTCCAAGGCATCTGCTACTGCGGGATGTTTTTCAGCAAGTTCTTTGAGACGAGATTCTTCTGCCATTTTTATACGCACCCAATCTATTGCTGCTTGCACATGCGGCGATAGTTCAATGGTAGGATAGGCTGAACTCATGCCTATCCAGGTCATGCCATCATACACTTCCATGCATTGTGCAGAACCATTGTAACGCACCTGCCCTACCAGTGTGTTGTTTGCCGAAGCACTGTTGTTGTAAAAAGTCGGCCAGTTTGAATAATTATTTGTAATAGTCAATCCTGGACCTGTTGTTATATTCTTGATCATTACCAACCTGCTTTCTTTAAAATATCCTTGGCATACTCTTGATCTGCTAGGTAATCATGAAACTTCTTGTGCCAAACATCAGCGTTGATGTAAGGCCACACTATAGCCAACTGTTCTTCGTTGGCGTCTGATAAAAACTTTTGCCCCGACTCAGAGTTGTAAATCACCCACGGACTTAATCTACCTGTTGTTATAGCATAGCAAGTGGCGTTAGGATTACCATAACGCACACAGTCTTGACTTGGGTGCCCATGTTTCTCTGCCCAGCTAATTGAATACTCCATTGCTCGAGCTAGTGCATCATCTACTGCTTCTGTGGGCAAATACCACAACAAATATTCTGTATAAAACGCATCACTAGTCCAACGATCAATTTTCTTTTGATTTTTCAACAACCAGTTCATAAACTGTGTGGGATTAATTGCTTTGATGTCTACGCAGTAACGTCCAAACTTAACAAATGCAAGATAGTAAGAACTTTCAGAAAAGTCCTGATAAGTTTTTAACTTAGCAGAACCTTGTGCCATTTCATAAAACTTAAGGTATGCCAAGAAGCCAATACGCACACCCGGTTCATCTTTTGCCAGGGCGCGACGTTTTGGTTCACACATGTGAACTTCTAATGTAGATTCTTTGGTAAAACTTTTCTTACAATAGTTGCAAGTAAAACTCATTTGTCGTTGCCGTGTTGTTTAATGTAAGCGTCTAGTTCTTTTTTAGTTGTAATTGATGCCAACAACTCAATCTCATCATCTTTGTAGTGTGGAAACAGTTCTGCTAGTTGTTTCTTTAAACTGCCTGCACCTGGCTCCTTTTTCTTAGGAGCAATCCATTGATGTCGTTGTGCGCCCATGTCCGGACTAACAGTTGTTGCCATAAGCCACTGCAACTTAGGATGTTTGCCCACGTTGAAGAAATGTTTGTTTAGTCGTTCGTTTGTGGAGATAACATAAAACTCTTGTAGTTCTCTGCTGCCCTGCACACTTGAGCCCCAACGTATCATCAAGTAGTTTGAAAACTTTTTGCGTTCCTCGGGTGTCAACTCGTCATAGAAAGATCTGACCTTGCGATCAAACACTTTCATCTCATTGGCAATATTCAGTTTGTCACTCATACAGGATGATAAGCTACAGGGCTTTCTTTCTTCTTTAAATTATACACTACAAACAGTTTGTCCAGCAACTCGCGCATCTCCGGATCTGTTTCGCACATTCTAATAACTTCGTTTAGTTCAGATAGCATTCTTTTGCTCGATGCAGAGATTTGGTGATCGTCATTTTCGTATCCAACTACACGGCGTGTGCTAGGGTCTGCGCCAAACTCACGAGCATAGATGGCACTACCAGCTCGTTCGTAAATGTAAGTTGCTCCTGGCTTGAGTGTGCCCATCAGTGATTCCGTTGTCCATCAAATACACAGTTAAACACCATGTTCATGTCGCCGTCGTTGATCACACGATGAAAAGCGCCATCGGGTATTAGAACTATGTCTCCAGGGCCAACATCAAAAGGATCTGAAAGTTCGTCACCTACGATCATTTTGCCCCAACCTTGAACAAAGAAATAAACTTCTTCTTGTCCGGGATGACGGTGTCCTCTAGTTTGCTTGCCTCTATTGAGTTTTGTAGAACTCAAAACTAAATTTTTCAGTGTTCGGTTAT